CTCCTTTGGAGCGTAGAAACTTACCTCCGTAAGGAGGCAGCTTCGCTCCTCACTTCGGTCCAGTTACGGTACCGAAATCAGATCTAATAAGATCTGATCCAGCCTGGCATGATGCAGACGGCCAGGTCACGTCCTGCACGTTCTAGATGTTTCTCGTCTTCGACTATTATCTCTCGATAATCGCCTTCGACGGGTTGAAGACGCGTAGATGGTTTTCTACGCTCTTCAGCCAACAGAAACACCTTCATTAGGGCGCCCGAGCCATCCAGTATAGAAACTGGTGGTCTCGCTACTACACGCATCGCTTTGACTTGCGGCTCGTGTAGATGCCTGTCTATCCTTTGGGTCTCGTACCCTAAGGACGACAGACGACCTAATGCAGGAGACTCTGGACCAACAGCAGGGAAAGGGATTAACCTCTCGATGTATTGATCCAACCATCTCGCTGTTTGCCACATACCAGCCATAAACAGCTGGTTACGCAGCGAAACAATCGAGACGACCTCCCTCGCGTGCTGCCGTCGTGAAGGAAACATATGGCGGACTCTAACGATGGAAACATCGTTACCGTCATAATACTCCTTCCCGCAACTCTCTCTGAATTTTCCAGTCCAGAAAGACTTACGGGTATTCACTAGAAAACCAAAATCCTCTAGTGATTGCACGACAGCGGACACATACTCTACAGGGACAACAATATCGTCCCCGTAGACTCGCACCAAACCTCGGAAGGCGAGTAAATCCTCCCGAGTAAGGCGTCGTCCAAGCTCCTTCTGAATCCCTAAGAAGATGACTGTCGTAAAGACCAGCATCTCCATTGGAAAACAGAGAGCAGAACCCATAGACGCGAACTTGGCCAAGGTATGAATACCATGGTCAGGCACGTCAGCCTTCCGGCTCCTAGTAGCTCCAATCGCCCTAGCTAAGCTAGGATGATTAAGCAGTAGAAGCCGTACATGCTGATTAGAAACACGATCGGATGCTTCGCTCAAATCGAGCGTAGCGAGAATTCCCTTACGGGACCCTCTCTTCGCCATGAGCTGATTATGCTCTTGACGAGTGAATCCGACGAAGCTACTAGCGAGGTTGTCACCCTCGATAGCTTCCTGGATTTCGCGTTTAACGGCCTGCTGCATATATTGCATACAGGTCGGTTCAATCGCGATAATCCTAGGTGTTTTTAACGTTTTAGGAACATCAACGACCCTTACAGGTCGTTCTGCTCCGGGCGGCAACAAGGTGACATGGTCAACCGAATGGTTGATGTTTGGAACTAAATAAAGGTGCTTTGGAAACACCTCTTCCAAACCCTCGGTCCATTCAGACTGATCGTACTTGGCGTTACCGTCAAGCCGGTCAGCTGTCTTTCCGGGGCCATGCTTGGGCAGAAGTTCACCACTGTTAATCCGAAGAGAAACAGTAGAGAACACATCTGTCCAGAGAAGTTGAGACATCATAACAAAGTCTTCGGATTTCTCCAAAGACAATGCTGCCTCATTTCTATACACCTCGTTGTCTGTTTCGACGAACCCTCGAATTGCCGCACGCCTCCTCGTATCACTACAAGGAAGCAATATCTTACCGAACAACAGAGTAATCTGTCGAACGGCTTGAATAGCGTCAATCGAAGGATCGTCTAATAGACGACCACCTTCACGAGCGAAAATGAGCTCAAGGAAACCTCCTAGAAATAGGGGGAGACCTCGTCTTTTACGGGCGAAACCCGTAAAAGATGCGTGAGTCACCATGCCTTCATCCAGACATCTTTCGAAGTCTGAACAAAAAGCTGGCAGGGAAATCGTTAAAAACGAAATCCCCTCATTTTCAACCCTACCCGTGATATACTTCATATCACGAGCGGTGCTTGTGCCACACCATGTCCCCATTTCATCGAGGACATTCCGCAGGAGTAACATAAGCCTACCTAGGGATTTATCCACTAGGCGGCCCTCCTTTCTAATAGAGAGGTAAGGCCTGCATTAGCCTGTGTTTACTGAATGCGGAACTTCTTCCACATAAGGACGTTGGTTAAACCAACATCCCCAATCCAGGTGCTAGTTTTCGCCACCCAAAAGCTGGGTGACTCTAGCTCCGGTCGACGCAGTCAAGTAGGCAGTCAAACCGTCTACCTGCTGCTTTTGCTCGGTGACACTAAACCCCGCCAACGGGTGGTCCACAACCATGTAAACTGACATGGTATAAGGAACATTTGTTGACGTAAGGTACGGGTCAGCGGCAATCTTCCGGATATCAAGCCGAGCTGTTCTACGAACACGCTTACCATAGGCGTGAGCGACGAGCAGCTTTGTATTTCCGTCAGCGGAAGAAAAACTTCCACTGGAAATACCTGACGATACTCTTGGAAGAGATATCGGCACGGCATTGATAGTAACGGATTGTGGATCAGCAAACGACATGGCATTACTCCTTAAGGAATACCTACTCTGGATTGAGTAGGATTTCTTTAGCGGAAAAGATAACCAATAATTAACAAAATTATCGGTATCTCAACCGCCAGCACGAGTATGACCAGTCTGGTCACGTCGCGCCTCATCATCGCAACCTGGATAATCCAAGTGCGGCGATGATCGAGATCTGCCCAGCTGTAAATGAAGCTGGATTGATCCCGAACCCATAAGGCGAGGCTTTCTTACGGACTTTTACCTCCGTAACGAAAGTCTGCGTTGTCGGTTTGAGATAGGTACCGTTTATGGTTTTAAACAGACCTAACTCATATGTATCAGCAACATAATGTCGTTGCATGATATATCCGTAACGCATCACGAGACCGTCTTGCGAGAAGGCACTAATATTGTGGATTACATCCCCAATATTAGCTACCCAATCAACGGCCCAGCTCCAAGGCGCAAGGTTATACAGGACTTCAGGCGTAAGCCTGACTCCAAAAAGCTTTTTCGCTTCTTGGGCATGACGTGCTAACCTATCACGGGCAGAATCACCCATGTTAAGGTAGTACGTGAAGCATCCTGAAAACCAAGTCTCGGTTATGTCTAACCGAGTCTTAAACGCCTTTTGATCACTCTGCCCTAAATTATAATAACTTGTATTTAGGGACGGTGAAGGAACGCCATTTGACAATTGCGTTCTAGTCACCGTTCTCAGAGTTGGGAAAGCGTATTTCCGCCGGACCCCACGGCCCGAGTCTCGCTCATACTGCGTTAACACCTTATGACTGGTGTGCGCAGCTAAAGCGAACTTCTGCAGATCCGCGACGAACGGCTTCCATCCAAACTCGACGTTAAGGTACTCATCTCCAAGAGATTTGTACCATTTAACTTTGTCTTGTAATGAATGGAATAAAGGAAGACGGGGTAAACCGTCATTCCTTAGTTCGCCAGCAAAAACTGCAGCGTCGGAAACTGGATTGGTTGGGAGAGTCCTTGCAATGGCAGTTGCCCCTAGCGACCATAGCACAGCTAGGTCAGCATCAGGTACAACTGGCCAATTTGCATCGGACGGTCCCATATTCGCTGAACGTGCGAATAATTCGCCGTTAAACGAAAACTCCGATTGTCCAGATCGACCTTTAAGTATATCATGCCTTAATGGTGGAGGAGATTCTTTCGAATCTTCTACACCGGCATTCTCGATATACCTATTGGTACGAGTGGAAAATTCGGTGCCCAAATCCATTCTTCGTGTTCTTCTGTACACACCCCGTGTATATGAAGTCGAACTACTTGAATTAACAAGGTTCTTCTTCATCCACGGTAGTTGCCAGAAATACGAAGCGCCTTCGTCGACAGTCACCTGCCGACCCACTATTCCAACGTTCGAACTCGTGTCAGTGAATGAAAACACTGACCCATTTATATTATAAATGGTTTGAGACGAAACGTCGCGGCCTAACTTAAACGTTAGGTCACGTTTACGAGTAGTGGCCATACGGAGCTCCTTATGAGGGAAATAACTCCAACAACACTGTTGTTGGAGGGGAAGTGTGGTAGCTGATAACTAATGAGGGGGGAAGGAAGTTACTTTCCCTCTAGTTAGAGCAGCTACCACACTCAGCGCAAGCGCCAGCGGCGGCCCTTCTGGGC